ATGCGTGAATCGGGTTTGAGCAAAGGTGGAGAATTCAGCACAGAAAATATTGTTTTCAAACTATTAAGAACACGTGGTCATATTGATAAATTGAAAGATGCTGTTAACAAAGTATACGATGCTCAACATTCGTTAAAAGAATCATAAGATTTTTAGAAAAAATCGAAACGACACACTATTTATATACAAGACCTAATAAGGAAAAAATATGGCAGACCTACTTAATCCAAACGAAATGTTCTATACTGTATTTGAGCCAAAAGTTCAAAACAGATTCATTTTCAGCATTGATGGTATTCCCGCTTTTATCATCAAAAAGACAGATCGTCCAAAACTAAATCAAGAAAAGAAGACGATTGACTATATCAACGTACAACGTTATTACAAAGGTAAGAGCGTTTGGAACGATATTAGTATCAGTCTTTATGACCCAATCGCTCCATCTGGTGCACAAGCTGTGATGGAATGGGTTCGTCTACACCACGAATCAGTAACAGGACGTGACGGTTATCTTGACTTTTATAAGAAAGATTGCACCATCAACTGTTTGGGACCAGTGGGTGACAAGGTAGAAGAGTGGGTTCTCAAGGGTGCACAAATTGTTAGTGCAGAGTTCGGTAACCTTGACTGGACAAACATGGGTGACCCAGTTGAACTCACCTTGAACTTGGCATACGACTACGCAATTCTCCAATACTAATCATTTTAGGAAAAGTAAGGTCTTAAAAGCCCCATACGAAAGTGTGGGGTTTTTTATTGTATATACCTATTTATACCATATGAAGATTACCAAGGCAGATTTGATTTCATTAATTACCGAAGTACTAGAAGAAGAGACTGATAAGTTTCAAAATGCGTTGGAGACGTTGAGAAAAAAACAACAAGGATTCAAGGTACAATCTGCAAAAGTGGGCGTTGATATTGCTAAAGTAACTGTGGCACAGGCACTAGAACGTGAACAAACAGCATCAGACGCACTTGATGCTGCAGAAAATCGTGGAGAAGACGTATCAAAAGAAACCGAATCTTTAAATACTGCCAAAGAAAATACTAAAAAGGCTAGAGACGGTGAAACTGCAGCAAAAAATGCTTTGAAAGTTGCACAAGGCGGTGGTGCTCCAAGTTAATTAAAATAACCAAAAGTTTTAAGGTGTTACTATATATTGTTACGACAAATAAGTTACTATGAGCGAAGAATCTATTTCTATTACGAGACCATCCACTATCGTTGGCGGTCCACAAATCGCAAGACAGCCATCAATGTCTCAACCCGCAACTCCATCTGGAGTTCCTGTAAAACCCCAAATCAAGAAGGGAATTGTTCTTGACAAGTTGTTGGAATCACTGATTGTGACTCCGATCAAGATAGATGACATTCTAGTGGGTGATAAAAACGCCGCATTCTTCGCTGCCCGACGTTTGGCATACGGTGATACGTATGGACCAGTCAAAGTGACTTGTCCTAAGTGTCAGACCGAATGTGAACGAAAGATTGACCTTTCGTTGATGAAGTCTAAGGAGATCGACGTGACCAAACATCCAAAGGGTCAAAATCAGTTTGAATTCACTCTTCCGTACACACAACGGGTTATTACCTACAAGTTGTTGACTCATAAGGATGAAACTCTAATTGACTCTGAAATCAAGGGATTGTCCAAGGTCAACAAGAATTCAAGTAGTGAAGTTACTACTCGTCTACGTGCAATGATTATTGCAGTTGACGGTAATGGTGATCGTGGTGTAATTAACAAATTTGTCAATCAGGAAATGCCATCACGTGATAGTTTGGCATTTAGGGCATATGTTAAGGAAAACACGCCTGATTTGGATATGACATTTGATTTTTCATGTGATGAATGTTCTCACGAAGAAAGGATGTCGGTGCCGCTAACGGCCCAGTTTTTTTGGCCTGAGTCCTGAAGACAAGATAGCTATTCATAGCCAGATTTTCGATTTGGCTTATTATTCAGAGGGTGCCTTTACTCAAGAGATTGCGTACAATTTACCTACGCACTTGCGCATCTTTTATCTTCGTAAGTTGGCAGAAGTTCGAAAACGAGAAAACGAAGAAATGGAAAAGGCATCCAAACCTAAAGGTAAATAACCGTTAAAAATCGAACAATAACCCAATAGATTTTATATTTATAGGGTACATTAGATTTTTATGGATCAAGATACTGTAGACCAAACGAAAAAGTCTTTGGAAGACTTGTATAAAACGCTTAAAGGCGCTGGCAAAGGGTTTGACACGTATGCTGATAAAGTCAAAGAGGTCACAAAGCAGTTCAACAATGCTAGTATAACAATGACCAAGACGGCAACCGACTTGGAAGGAACAATGAAGTTGGTCAGTGATGCGTTTGATGCCCCAATCAACGCATTTGAAAGATTGATGGATACCGGTGTTGAAAGTGGTGATCATTTGTTACAAACGTTTGGTGCATTGGCTGGTTTGATGTTTGATTCTCCTATTAAAGCAGCTAGTGATAAAGTCAAACAACTTGAAGAAGATCTGTCTAAGATTCCTTTGGGTTATGATGACCAGCTCCAAAAAGGTAATGATGTTATCAAAAACCTTGAAGACCGAATTACAAAAGAAAAGGATTTGTGTAAGAAGAAATCTCAGTGTTCTGAAGATGCAATAAAAAATCTTGAGGATCAAATCAAGTTGGAAAAAGATAAGTTGGATGAAGCCAAGAAGATTGGACCTGAAGATGCTGCAAATAATAAGAAAAAACGTGATGATCTATTAGCACAAAAGAAAGTACAAGAAGAGAATCTTGCCAAGTTACAGATGATGGCCAAAGTCGCAAAAGAATTTATTGCGATATTCAAGGACGGATTTGATCGTTTTGTTCAGTTGGATAAAGCAGCAGCTTCATTCAGAAAAGAATTGGGATTGGGACGTGACAACGCAAGATCGTTGGAACAAACCGCATTGCAGTTGAATCAACAATTTGCAACTTTAGGAGTTACAATTGATAACGCCTACAAGTCATTAACAGCTATTGGTAAAACTCTTGGTACATCGTTGTTGGTTAATAAAGAATTGGCAACAACTACCACATTGCTTGCCGCAAATTATGGTGTGAGTGAAACCAAGGCAGCCGGATTCTTGCAAAAGATGAATGCAATTGGAGGAATGACAGATAAACAAGCCAGTGCAATGGCTGGATTTACCGCTAACCTTGCAAATGCTGCTGGAGTCAATATTGACGAAGTGATGGGAGATGTTGCTAATGCATCAGATGAAACTCTTACATTAATGAGAGGTAACGTCAAACAAATGACGTTGGCAGCAGTACAAGCCCGAATGATGGGTGTAAGTCTGGATAAATCAGCAGCATCCGCTAAGGGATTGTTGAACTTCACACAGAGTGTCAGTGATGAAATGGAAGCAAGTGTGTTGTTGGGCAAGAATTTGAATTTGAATGCTGCTCGTCAACTTTCATTTGCTGGTGATGTTGCTGGTGCACAAAAGGAGATCTTAAATCAAGTTCGTCAGATGGGTGACTTGAATAAGATGAATGTATTCCAACAAGAAGCACTTGCTAAAGCCACCGGATATAGTGTTGCTGATCTTACTAAGATGTTGGCAAATGAAGAAAAACTTGCAAAACTAAGTGACAAAGAAAGACAGTCATTGGAAAAAGCACAAGAGGCTCTCAAAGAACAAAACGAAGAAACTGGAAAACAGTTATTGATGAGAACTCAAATGCAGAGCGCAATGGCTCAGTTGAGCAATACGTTCCAAACATTTAAACAAATTATGGCTGACATTTTGACTCCGGTTGTAAATGTAGCGGTCAAATTGTTGATCCCAGTTTTGAAATTGGCATTGGTATTGTTCAATTTCATGTTGATACCGGTCAAAATACTTGCCAATGCGTTGTACAAGATGTGGGAACCAATCGAACCTATCGTTCAGAAATTGAATGATGCGTTGGATGGTGCCAACTCTTACGTGGAAACGATTGTACAGGGAGCAACTGATTTGGGAGTGATTCTTATCCGAATCAGTACTGCGATCACATTGGGTCTGCTAAAACCGTTTTCAATGGTGTTTAATTTGGTTGGATCTTTGGGATCAAGACTATCTTCTATTGGTGGTATTTTTGGATTAATTGTAAGACCTGTTAGTTCGGTTCTTTCATTTATATCCAGAATCGGAACAGCAGTTGTATCTTTAATAACCAGACTTGGTACTATTGAAGTTATTTTTACTACAACCGCATCAGTATTTTCACGAATCAGTAGTTTTGCAACAGGACTTCTTGGACCTATATCAGGCATAACTTCTTTATTTGGAAGTGCTGCTGGAACTGTAGGTAAATTTGCTAGTGGATTTGCAAGAATAGGAAAAATCGTTAGTATTCTCACAGCAGCCGGAAAAGCTATACCATTTGTTGGCCAAGTATTAACAATCATTCAAGCTGTGTGGGGATTCTTTTCACGAATAATGGGTGGAATGAACGTGTTTCAAGCACTCGGTGAAACGTTGTACGATGTGTTTATTGGACCATTTGAAATGTTGTTTGAACTACTAGGAAAAATTCCAGTGATTGGAGTTGTGTTCCAACAAGTGTCAAAAATCTTCCCATATATCAAGACAGCAATTACTGACGTATTTGGGTATTTTCAAAAAGGTTGGGAGAGCATCAAAGAACTTTTTTCTGGAAAAGATATTGGTCAAAACCTTTTGAACATTGGAAAGATGATTTTATCTGGAATGTATTTGGTGCCTATGATTTTACTCAAGGCTCTAATGGCAATGTTCCCAAATGTGATTGATAAATTAAAATCCTTGTTCACCCTTGAAAACTTGAAAAACGTATTGTCTGGTATATTCTTTTTCCCAATCTTGATTGTCAAATCTCTTATGGCAATCGGACCAATGATTATGAGTGCACTCAAAGGTCTTGGATCTTTAATGTATGATTTATTGATTCAACCTTGGGTCAGTTTGTGGAACTTTGTATCTGGATTGTTTAGTGGAGGTGGTTCATCAAAGGTTGGAAATGGAATCATTGAAGGTCTGATTGGTGTCGCTGGCATGATTTTGAAAATCTTCATGGATCCATTTCAGTCGATCTTTGATTTGGTCATCAAAGGATTTACATCCATTGGTTCACTTATTCAGACGGTGTTGTCTGCTCCATTTAAAATCGTTGGTAAACTAATTGGAGTTGATACCGGTGGAATTGATGAAGCAGCTACTACTAGTAATGCTGAGGGATCAAGTGATGTAATTAGTGCAATTGAACAAACCAATCAAAAGTTGGATACGTTAATTTCGTTGATGATGAACGGTGGTATCGCAGTAAATCTTGATGGCAGAAAAGTAAGTGAACAACTTGCTATTGCAAGTTCATAATTATAAAATATGGCAGATCAAATTCAAAGAAACTCAATAGCGTTTCCACTAGAAACACGATATAACAACGCTTCTAGTGCACCAACGCCGGGTAGTGATCCAAAAGATAGTCGTAGAATGGTACCACCGATCAATACGGTACCTTCCGATTATCCTCTTGGTCCTGCACCCAACAAGATTGAAAAACTTTATGATGCAAACAATCAAAAGATTTTGACACGTTTGTCTGCAAAAACGGACTACGCTAATAGTCTTTTGAGATTTGGTCCTAGACAGCCATTTTTGTGGTACAATCCAAACGAAGGAAACAGTGGATTGAACGCTGTCAAAAAGTATGATAGTCGATTTTTTCCGCTTGGATCTGCATTACAAGACGTAATCAGAGTATCCAAGTTTACCGTGTCTGGAAACGGTATAGCATTCTTGTTCAAACAAGTAATATTACAGAACCTACAACCATTCAATGAAACGACATTGTATAATCCTGCAATGCCTATATTGAGTGCTGTTAGACCAACCACTCTGGGTCTATTGCCAAGAACAACTAGATACATTGATTTATCAGGTGGTCTTTTGGGTGCTCTTGCAAGTGTGGTAGGATTCAGTGTAAACAACGGCAAATCATCGCCTAAGGGTACTGTAGGAGATGGAATCAATGATACTGCTGATAATTCACCACTATCAAAACAAGCTGTGGGTGGTGGTAAGGGTTTGATCAGAGGAAAAACTGCATCTTCTGGATACACTTCGCTTGCATCTCGTTGGGGTGGTAATGCAAACAAGAATAGTTTTCTCAAGTCAATGGCAGCATCAGTGTTTCCGTCACTGATTTCATCAAAACAACCAGACAAAACTGGTTATCGTGGTGATGAAGGTGCATACGGAATGATGATTTCGGATCTTAAGGGTAAGTTTGCCAAAAATCATGTCATCACTGGTGCCGAAATCCAACTAACACAGTTGTGGATTGCTGGAAGTTCTGACGGTGGACCTAAAAACATCCGTAAAAACGGAAATGAAGCACCACAAAACAGAAAAATCAAGTTTATTGATGGAAGTGAACAAAAGATTTCTGGCACCGATGTGTCTGGACCATCAATCAATGGTGGATCTACCGGATTTGCTCTCCAGAAAGACGTAGATAACGTTGAAAAATACGGAAAATCTGTTGGTATTGAAGCATATCGTAAAGATTCTGCTAGCAATTTCAAACATTCTATCATGTTGATGAACTATAAAAAGTTCCTCGACAAGACAAGTACGTTTCAGACTAAGATGGATGTTGCACCGGTTGATTTGACCAACGCAGATGATCCAATTATTCTAAGACCACAAGAAGCATTTTACAAAAAGTATGGATTTGACTCTGTTCCTACCGTATTTGAAGTAAAGCCATTTACATCGATACCAACCCGTCAAGGATCTGGTGACGAAAAACGTGCAGCATACAACGTTGACGGAACATATTCCAAGAACAGAAAAGACGAAGGTGGAAACGGCGTGTTGTCTGAGTTCAAGAAGAACCTTCAAGACGGTAAATTCTTAAACGTACCATCATCGGTCAATGATATTGGAGAACCAATCAACGCAACTCTTCAACAAAAGCAAGATGATCGTATTGTCAAGGATATTACTGACAACAAGAAGAAAATCTACACCAATCTTGGATTAACTGATACACCGGATACAGCTAAGTTAAAGACAATTGATCAAATTCCAGAACGTGGATCAGATCCAACGAGACCTGCGTACACCGTCGATGGTACTTATTCAAAGAATCGTCAGAATTTCATTTTGAACGACAACGCAAATGGAGTTCTTGCTGAAATCTTGACCAAGGTAGAAGACGGCAAATCAAAAAACCTAGCCACTGAAACCACTGATTTGGCAGGATCTCCTGATGAACGTATTAGTGCAACTCTTCAGAACAAAAAAGAAGATCCAATCAATTCACGTCGTGTAGAGAGTCTGAACAAATTGGTAGAAAAAATCAAAAACACTGGTTATTCGGTTGTTTTTGCTGATGCTGACACACGTGTATTTACAAGTCCTGATACGACTTTGTTTGGTCTCAATAAACTTAAAAAAGTTAATGTTGACAACAAAAAATTGACAGACAATTACAAAGACAACACACAATTGTTGGACGGATTAACACATGACAGACGTAGTAGTAAAAAGATGGCCGGTTCAAACAAAGGTGATGGGTTGAATCGGTTAACGATATTAAACAAAGACAGAAGCATTGAGGACGAAACCGATATATCCGGATGGAATACATATGAACCATACAATGATGATTTGATTGCGTTTTATTTCTATGACATTGTAAATGAAAAACACATTCCATTTAGAGCATCTGTGATTGGAATAAATGATAGTTTCCAAGCAGAATGGCCAAGTTACAAGTATATTGGTCGTGCTGATAAGTTGTACACATATGATGGTATTACACGTCAATTGAGTTTCAGTTTCAAAGTTATTGCCAACAGTGTAAAAGAATTGTTGCCAATGTGGAAACGAATCAACTATTTGTGTGGATTGACAATGCCTGCAAATTATACATCTGTTCCTAGTGATAGTGACGATAGCACCAGTCAGTTTGCGGTTCCTCCATTGGTTCTTTTGACATTGGGTGATATGTATAAAGAACAGCCAATACTAATCAACCGTGTTGGATTGTCTATTCCTGAGTCGGCAGCATGGGAAACAGTTCATGAAAATGCTGAACAAGATTGGTCATATTTGAACAACATTATTACTTGGACTGGATCCAAGGGTAAGGTTGCACAATTTCCAAGAGAGGTTGACATATCAGTTGACTTGACACCATTGTTCAAGGAACGTCCCGTTACTGGTATGGCAAACTTTGGACATGCTCCAAGAGACATAACCAACTCAGAACTTATTGCTGGTACAAACAATAAATTTTCTCAGGGATTGATTGTTAGTTCACGAAATGTCGAAAGAGAGCAATAATTATTTGATATGAGATACGAAACAACCGTCAACATAAAAAAGAGATGGGATGGAAAGAGATATTTTGGAACACGATTATATCCAATTATTCCTGTTGATCCTACCGACGTTTATGTAGTGACAAACGAAACTGATACTTTGGATAATCTTGCGTTTAAGTATTACAAGAATCCATCGTTGTGGTGGGTATTAGCTCAAGCAAATAACATTGGTAAAGGAAAACTATCAGTGCCGGCAGGAATACAATTGCGTGTTCCAATCAATTTGAGCACCATACTTAACAATTATAAGTCTCTCAATTCATAACCGTTATGGCAACCAGATTTGTAGCTCCATTTGAAATTCAGCCAATACCCAAATATGTTCGTGAAGAGTTAGAACGACGTGAACGTGATGTTGGTGTTAATTTCATTTCCAACACTTTCGCTAGTTGGGATGACGATGGTAACTGGAACACTTACAAAGGACCAATGCGTTGTTGGGTTCGTGTTTGTTCTAATGGAATTGGTGAAGAAAAATATGGATCCAAATCCGGATTTATAATGGCTGGTGCAACTGGGTTTTACAGAGACTACGGTGTCAATCCAAAAGACTATTCAAAGACTCAAACCGTAATTGGTTATACACCTGCTGGACAACCTCACCAGATTGACAATGAGTACACAATAGATAGTAACGCCATTAGCAAACACGTTCCTCCGCCAGGCATTATCAGCATTGATGCGGTGATGCAAAAGTCGATGTATAGACAGGTGACAATCAAGTGGAAATGTTTTTCAAAGGATCATTTGAATTATATGACTCCATATTTTATGTCTCCGGGCGTTTCAATGTTTATTGAATGGGGATGGAATCACTATAACCCCGAGTGTTTGTTGGATCTTAACGATATTGGACAACCAGCAAAAATGAAAGATTCTGCTGATGATAAAACTCCCGGTCCAAGTGGCGACCCAAACGATCCACGTAAAACAGAAGGAACTGGATTGTTAGGTATTTATACAGATCCTCTTCAACAACAGTTGTTGGTGGAAAAAGGTAAAGGTACTTATGAATTGACATGCGGTATTGTTACGTCATTTGACTATTCATTACAGTCAGATGGATCGTATGATTGTACAACGGAAATCAAGAGCAACAGCTTTATTTACAGTGGCGTACAAACACGAAGCAATGCTATTGCGTCAACATCGCCAGCCGACAACAAAGGTAATAAAAAACCAGAACCAGTCAAACCTCTAAAAGAGTATATTGCCAATGATTTTAAATCGTTGCCAAAAACAGTGTTGACCGGACTTAATTCCAAAGATTCACTGTTTCCAATACCCGGATGGCCAGGGCCAGAAACAAGAGTATTCATTCCTCGTAATCTTGATACCTCAAACGATCCACGTACCAAAGTTGATAATGTGACCAAGTATAGTTTTGACTCTGGAGCCACAGATGATTTTTGGATCACGATGGGATTGTTCGTTGATATTATCAACAAGTTTTGCGCAGCCGAAGCAACAAAGGTTGGTGCAACCTTCAACCAAATTGATATTTCATCATCGTGGATTGGTGGACATAAAAATTTGATTAGTACCGACGGAAAAATATTGTTGATACCAAATTCACAAGCACCAAACATTTCTCCATCAGTTGAAGATCGTGGAAAGTCTACCAACTATACAACTCCAGATACGCAAAAAGATGGCAAAGATCCAGCGGCAATTAGTGAAGCGGATAAAACATTGCAATCAGTGTTTAATTCAACAACACGTCAGGATCTTAATGAGATTGTTAATTACTTCAGAATCAGATATTCTGGAAAAGATCCGGGTGATGTAGAGTTTCCAGCAAAACAATATGACTATAATTTGGGTAAGTTGGAAAACTTGTATATTCACAAGGATGTGATTATCAAAGCAGTTGAAAAGTCTGAAACTGTGACTGACATTTTGAACTTTGTTCTGAATAAATTATCAGAAGCCGTAAATGGAATGTGGAAGTTTAGTTTGATTCAATATGGACCTTCTAATTCATTGTTGTCCATCATTGATACTGAGTCTTTTAGCTTGAAACGTCTTCAAGAGTTAAACTCTAATAACCGTCCATATATTTACTCTTTCAAAAATCGAGCAAGCAGAAACAACATACAATCTTTAAACTTCAGTGTCAAACTAAGTGATAAGGTTGCTACAACGGTTTTGTATAATTCACCAAAGGACAATCAAACCTCGGTTCCTATGAAGAATCCGTTTGGGTTTGTTACCAGAGATAGATTTTTCAAACTTACAAATGATGCGTCTTATTTGACACCAAAAGACAAAGAGGCTGTATTAAAAGCAAAACAAAATACCGAATTGGAACGTCAAAGAGAAGATAAGAAACGTCAAGAGACCATACAAAAAGAACGTGACGTTAAGTCAGGAGCATTTATTGTGGGTGTGGTGAAGAAAGAGGGTGGTGCTGAAAAGACATATATTCGTAAATTGGTCTTGACACAGAAGGATTTGTTTACTTTGTTGGTAAATGACAAAGATCCACAAAATTCGTCTATCAATTCATTTCCACAACCGGGAATAAAGGCAGAAATTACATTGACGGGTATTGCAGGAATGAAGACGTTCCAAGTTTTTGGTATTGACAATTTACCCGAACCATATAATAAAGACATTCTGTTTCAGGTAGAAGACGTAAAACACAGTCTACAAAACACCGGTATGTGGACAACCACAATTACTGCTGGAATACGTCCAACTAAAGGATTGAATATCTCAACATGATTAATCTTGACAAGTATATCAGTTTAGCAGGAGACAACATACCTCCAGTATTTCCACGTGCGTATTTGTTTTCTAACAAAGACGTAGATTATTCTATTCCTTACACACGTCGATTTTTTGCAAAAAAGATCAACGACAACGATGTCTTGGAAGTGGAAGGTGACAACTTCAAAAATCTACCCGGAAACATTTATCAAAAAGTAAGTGTCAGTTGGCAAGTTTCTGGATTTGAAAGAAATCAGGTCAAAAATGGAAGAGTGGTTCAGGAAGGTGCTTTTGAATACAACCAAAAACAAGTCAAGTTGGCTGAAAAAGATATGCCAGGATTGACCCAAAAGATTGGTGGAAATTATTTATTGGGGTTTAGGCAATCATAATTTGACTTATAGGAGGCCACAGTCTATAGTTACATCCAAATGACCTTGGATGAAATCAAAAACGTTATTGGCCTAAAAGACATCATTCTTGATGTGGTGACGTTGTCCGATAGTCATCATCCTGCTTCAGTTGAACCGTGTTTGGTGATGATCAAAGCTGTTGGTGTGGATCGTGTATGTATGATTCATATCGATACTTATGATTCGTCTGTTTTTTATACAAAATCGATGGTAAGCAAGTTTTTAAACAAACTCAAGAACCGTATCTTTTGTTTTTCTAAACGCAAGGTTCTTCATCAGTTGAACGTCAATAAATTGTATGATCTGTGTTTGGTGATGTTCATGGAAACGGGTGAGATCATCGAACAAGATGAATATAACACAGCGGCTCATTCGTTCTTCAAAAACAAATACACTACTCATATTGAGAGCAACAAAATCATTCCAAGCAACAATCACATATCCAGATTTGTTGATATGTGTGAGGATATGGAACCACATATCAAGAAAACGTATGAGGAGTCGTATTTTGAACTGAATGGATCAATCATTGAAACTCTTCAACAGATTGAAGCAAATGGATTGCAGGTGAACTTGGAAGAGTTTGAAAAACACTTTCCAGACAAGAAACATTTGGTGGTCAACAATAAGGTTTATACTGAATACAACATTTTCACTTCAACTGGAAGACCCAGCAATCGTTTTGGTGGAATCAACTATTCTGCTTTGAACAAGGAAAACGAATGTCGTAAGAGTTTTGTGTCTAGGTTTGGCAGTGATGGGTTGTTGGTGATGTTGGATTATAGTGCGTATCATCCGCACATTATTGGTAAGTTGATCAAATATAACTTTCCGGAGGGGGTCAATATTTACGAGTATTTGGCACGATATTACTTCAAAACTGAAGATCCATCTGAAGATCAGGTAAAACGGTCAAAGACCCTGACATTCCAGCAGTTATACGGTACAATTTCTCCAGAATACGTAAAAATTCCGTATTTTACGAAGATCTTGGAATACATCAATCATAGGTGGGAATTCTTCAACGATTTCAACTACATTGAGACACCGATTTTCAAACGTCCGATTACGTCGAATCATTTGAAGGATGCAACGCCAAACAAGTTGTTCAATTACATTCTTCAAGCGTCTGAAACTGAATATTCGATCAAGAGTTTGATGGATGTTAATCGGCATTTGACGGACAAACAAACCAAACCGAAATTGTATACTTATGATTCGGTGTTGTATGATGTGTATAAGCCTGAAGGAAAAGAGATAATAAAGACCATCACAGAATTGATGGAAAATCAGGGATTTCCTACGAAGTGTTATTTTGGAACCAATTATCATGAGATG